TTTCGCCCCCGGCCGGCGCCACCACTGCCGCTCGAACGCCAGCATCGCGCGTTGCTGCTCGGTCAGCTCAGCCATGCCCCTCACGGTAGGCGGGGGGTCCGACAACAACGGCGTGGATCTCAGCGAGCCGGCGCTCAAGGCCTGCGATCCGCTCCTCGAGAGCTCCCGTCTCCTCCTCGGCCGCCTGTGTGGTGCGGGCGATGAACCAGGCCGCCACGGTCGCCGTGACGATGCCGAGCAGGGAGATGCCCACCAGCATGAGCGCGAACGCGACGGCCCGGCCGGTTCCAGTTACAGGGAACCGGTCGCCGTAGCCGACCGTCGTCACGGTGGTCCCGGCCCACCAGATGGCGTCCCCGAAGTCAGTGATGTTGGCGTCCTTGGCGCCTCGCTCGGCGTCGAGGACTGCCAGCGCGCTGATGAACATCAGCATGCCCGCGGACACTGCGATGGCCTGGGTCGTCCGCAGCAACGGTATGCCCGCCCCGCGGGTGAACAGGGCCTGGCCGGCGGAGAACACTCGAAGCACCCGCAGGGGGCGCAGCGCAGGCAACAGCACCGTGATGACGTCGATGGGATGGGTCGCGAGGTAGCGCCAGCGCTGCTCGGCGAACCACAGGCGGGCAGCCAGGTCTAGGGCGAACAGCGCCCAGATCACGAGGTTGCCGGCCTCGCACACCGAGAGCAGGCGGTCCGGGGCGTCGGGCCACAGGATCGGTAGGGCGTAGACCACGATGAAGCCCAGAGCCAGCGCCATGACCGCATTGCCTGTGCGCTGCTCGTAGCGCTCGACGCGGGTCACGCTGCGTCCTCGCGTGCCGCCAGCCGGCGATGGATCGCGCCGCGCTCGGCCGGGTGCAGCCAGGCGGTCCGCACGTCCAACAGCTCCTCCGTGGTCTTCAGCTGGTCCGCCAGCTCCGACCGGTCGAGCGACCAGTCCAGCGCAGCCAAGATGGCCTGCAAGGGGATCGCCCGCCGCGCCGCCTGCCGCCAACACCACGACTCGGTCTTCCCGGCGATGGGCGTATCACCGCAGGGCCGGTCCCGGTTCTCGGCGTGGACAATCTCGTGCCAGAGGATCGCCCGCTCCTCCACGATGCGCAGCCCCCGCCGCACCACGATCACGTGCTGCCGGTGGTAGTAGCGGCCCCGCTCAGGGATCCGCCCGCGCACGAGCACCACGTCCAGCTCATCGAGGTGGTCCCAGGGGTTCGGCACCTCCACGACCCTGCAGCCGTTCGACCTCGTCGGCGAGGCGGCGTGCGGTACGGACGAGCTCGGTGATGACGTCTTCTGGGTCACTTGGTGCACTCGCCTCTCCGCCCGTTACGTGCTCGGCATCCTGTGCGGCGGGTCCGACAGGGAGCGGCAACGGGGTCGGGTCACCGCCGTCCAGGACCGCCTGCACCGACCCGTTCGCCCAGACCATTGCCTTCTCCAGCCCCGCCCGGGTAAGCGGTCGGATCGTTCCCCCGCCGCCCCGGATCTGCCGCAGCGTCTCCGTGGTGACGCCAGCGATCTCCGCCACGTCCTTCCAGCGCAGACCACGCTCTTCTCGGCGCTGGGCCATGAGGGAAGCGAGGCGCTGACGGTTCCGGTCTGTCACGTCCGTCAGTGTGCAGACAAAGTTGCGACAGGTCTAGGCAGACAGCGACAGGTAGGGACGCAGGTCAGGCCAGAAGAGGACTACTCACACCACTGTCTTTCCGCAGGTCAGAGCAGACAGAGGCAGAAAGTTGTGACTACCTGCTAGACATCTGCCTCAACCTGTCCTAGTCTGCGGTCATGGGAAAAGCGAAGGCCAACGGGGCGGCCATCCGGGTGATCCGTGAACGCAGCGACCTCTCGGTCTCCGACGTCGTGGCAGCTATGGGTGCCGAAGGCGTCGAGATCCACGCGGATCACCTGCGGAACATCGAACTCGGGTACCGCCAGCCCTCACCGAAGGTGCTCGGCGCCCTCGCCCGGGCCCTGCGTGTGCCCAAGGTTGCCATTCTCGCGGCCGTGCCGGATGAGCAGGTCCCGGCATGACCGACGACCAGGAACTCGCCCTCCCGCCGCTTCTGGTGAAGCCGGCGGACGCCTGCCGCCTCCTCGGCGTCGGCGAGACCACGCTGCGCGAGCTGGCGGCCACCGGCCGGGTCAAGGTCCGCTACCTGGGGACGAAGCGGCGCTTCGTCTACGCCTCGCTCGTCGCCTACGCCGAGAGCCTCCCGACCGACCCGGCAGGTGCGGCATGACCACCCCGACCGGCGTCCGAGCTGACGACCTACTGCCCGTCGTGGCCAGTCCTACGGACATCGAGACGGCGCCCGACGCGCTGGCCGCGGAGATGGTTACCGCTGCGTTGGTCGAGTCGAAGGCGTGGCTGACCAAGGCGATGGAGGGCACGGACCCGACGCCGATCGCGGAATTCAAGGCGTGGGCCGCCACCGTGGAGGAGGCGACCAAGCAGAAGAACCTGGGCCGCGAGATCGAGCTCGACGCCGCCGAGATGGTGCGGCGCGCCGAGCGCGGTATCGGTGTGGCGATTCGCAGGGGCCAGGAGGCTGGCGAGATCAAGCGCCAGGCTTGGCATGGAGTACGGGACCAGGACGCCATCTCTCCTCGTGCGTACTTCGGCAACTCCCAGGAGATGACCGAGTCGTACGCCGTTACCGACGGCGTCACCGACGAGGTGTTCGACGAGGCCATCACCGAAGCCAAGGCCGAGGGCAACCTGTCTCGCGCGAACGTCGTCCGCAAGGTCAAGGGCGAGAAGCCGAAGCCGGCTGGTCGCCCGGAGATCCTGCGCAGGACGCGGCACATCGACTCGAACCGAGTCATCGAGGCGACGATCAACGCCGCCAACCCGGACGCCGGTGGCGTCCTCGCCGAGGTGGACTTTTCCGCCCTCGACCACGCACGTCTGGAGACGTGGATCAGCTCCCTCTCCAGCCACATCAGGGGCCTGCGAAGCCTGCGCTCACAACTGGAGAAGGAGCTGAGCCGACGTGTCTCAGAGTAACGGAAGGAACCGCGTCGTACGAGACGCGCAACTCAAGTGGGAGTCGATCGCTTTGATGCGGGTCTCCCCGCTGGCGCAGCGCGAGCTGAACCAGGCCCGCGTCGACCACCTCGTGGCGAACTTCAACGTCGAGGAGATCGGCACGCCGACCGTCAACCGGCGCGGCGGAAGCCTGTTCATCATCGACGGCCAGCACCGCATCCAGGCGATGCGGGACATCGGCTGGGATGACCAGCAGGTGCAGTGCTGGGTCTACGAAGGGCTGACCGAGGAGCAGGAGGCCGAGAAGTTCCTCCAGCTCAACGACACGCTGACCGTGAACGGGTTCGCCAAGTTCCGGGTCGGCGTGCGGGCCGGGCGCGACGACGAGTGCGCCATCGACGGCATCGTTCAGAAGACCGGGCTGTGCGTCTCCCAGGACAAGGTCGCCGGCGCGATCTCCGCCGTCGGCACCTTGCGCCGCGTCTACACGCGTTCCGACGGGCCGACGCTCGCACGGACACTCGGCATCATCCGTGACGCGTACGGCGACTCGGGTCTGGAGGCCGCCGTCATCGACGGCATCGGCCTGCTCTGCCAGCGCTACAACGGCGAGCTGGACGTGCCGGTCGCGGTGGAGCGGCTGAGCAAGGCCCACGGTGGCGTCAACGGTCTGCTCGGGGACGCCCAGAAGCTGCGGCTGAGCACCGGTAACCAGAAGGGTCACTGCGTCGCCGCCGCTGCGGTGAACATCATCAACCGCGGCCGGGGTGGCAAGAAGCTGCCGTCGTGGTGGCGCGAGGACATGGCATGACCCCGACCCTGTGCCTGCACTGCCAGCAGGCCATCACCTACCTCGGTGACGCCGGCGGCTGGGTGCACTCGTCGTCGAGCGCGGCGGTGTGCGCGTCGTCGACGGTGGCGACGCCGGCCCCGCCCCTGTCGTCCCCGTCCCGGACCTAGAACCGCCAGCGGCCCCGCGCCCTCCCTCGAAGGCAGACGCGGAGCCACCGACAACGAAGGAAGCACCCCATGGCCTACAGCACTCCCACCATCACCCGCCCGGCGTTGCTGCTGCGGCTGGCCGCCAACGTGATCGATGCCCTGCCGGGCCTCGGCCGGACCGTCACCTGGACGTGGCCGACCGGCAAGGTCATGTTCCAGCCGGTCAACGGCCGCGACGAGGCCAACGTCGCCGACGTCGACCGCATCGCTGCCTACCTGGGACTGGACCCCGCGAAGGTCCTGGGGCCCGACGACTCCCCGCAGTACGTCACCGAGGGCACGCGCGCCGGGGTCCTGTTCGAGGTCCGCGCAGTGCTCGTCAAGGTGCCGGCGGTGGCGGCGTGATCACCCCGTCGCTGGCACCGGTCGAGGGCATCGTCGCCACCCTCGCCGAGGGCACCATCACCACCGGGCAGGCCCTCGCGCAGCTGCGGGCCCGCGGCCTCAACGCCGACGCGATGCACCTCGCCGACGCCGTACGGGCTTTCAGCGACCGCGACGGGCTCGCCGGCGGACTCATCGACCCCCTCGACTACCTCGAGGCGGAGCCCATCGTCGGCGTCGACTGGCTGCAGCACGCCATCAACAAGGCCGAGGCCGACCTGGCGTTCGCACTCGGCCAGCTCGCCAAGCGCCCCGCCCAGGCAGGGGTGGTGGCGTGAGCACCACCACGGCCCGCAGGCCCGTCCTGCTCGGCACCTGGAAGCCGCTGTCCCCGCAGTGGCACGCCGCCCGCGCAGACGGACTCGGCGGCTCGGAGATCGCCGCGGTGCTGGGCCTGTCCAAGTGGGAGTCCCGCTTCTCGCTGTGGCACCGCAAGGCCGGGCGCATCGGGCCCCAGGCCGAGTCCCCGGAGATGGAGTGGGGCAAGCGCCTCGAGCCCGCGATCATCAGCAAGTTCTGGGACGAGCACCCCGAGTTTCACGTCCTGTCGACCGGCACCTGGCGGCACGCCGAACGGCCGTGGCAGATCGCGAACCCAGACGCGCTGGTCTACGACGTAGAGCTGGGCGTGAGTGAGGAACCGGTCGCGCTGTTCGAGGCCAAGTTCGCGCTCTACGACGACGAGTGGGGCGAGCCCGGCACCGACGAGATCCCGCCCTACTACCTCGCGCAGTGCCGTTGGTACCTCGACGTGCTCGGCCTGGACACCTGTCACGTCGCCGTCCTCATCGGCGGGCACGACTACCGCGAGTACGTCGTGCACCCCGACCCGGACGACACCGCCACCATGCTCGCCGCGGCCACCGAGTTCATCGCCTCCCTGCGCACCGGCCAGCGACCCGACATCGACGAGCACGGCGCCACCTACCAGGCGATCCGCGAGCTCCACCCGCTCATCGACCCAGTCGACGTCGACCTGCCCACCGACCTGGCCCGCGACTTCTGCCGCGCCAGGCACGCGCTCAAGGCCGCCGAAGCCGCCGCGCAGCAGCAGACATCCCTCGTCGCCGACGCCCTCGGCACCGGCCGGCGGGCCCGATTCCTCGACCAGACCATCGCCACCCGGCAAGCCCGCGGCGACGGCATCCCCTACCTCGTGGCCGGGCGCAGCCTGCCCACCTTCACCGAGCAGGAGCACCAGTCATGAGCGTCACCAACGCGGTCGCGACGCGCGATAACAGCCCGTCCAGCCTCATCCAGCAGTACAAGGCCGACTTCGCCACCGTCCTGCCGTCGCACGTCAAGCCCGACACCTGGGTGCGGCTCGCCACCGGCGCGCTGCGCCGCGACCCGAAGCTGCTCGAGGCAGCGACGAACAACCCGGCGTCACTCATGTCCGCGCTGCTGCACGCCGCTCGCCTCGGCCTCGAGCCGGGCACCGAGCAGTACTACCTGACCCCGCGGCGCAACAAGGACAGTGGACCCGAGGTACTCGGCATCGTCGGCTACCAGGGCGAGATCGAGCTCATGTACCGGGCCGGGGCCGTCTCGGCGATCATCGTCGAGGTCGTCCGCCAGGCCGACAGGTTCGAGTACTCCCCCGGCCGGCACGACCGCCCCGTCCACGAGATCGACTGGGACGCCGACGACCGCGGTCCCCTGCGGCTGGTCTACGCCTACGCCGTCATGAAGGACGGTGCCACGTCCAAGGTCGTCGTCCTGAACAAGCACCACATCGCGGCGGCCCGGGCGTCCTCACAGGGGTCGGACAAGCCGTACTCCCCGTGGCAGAAGCACGAGGAGGCGATGTGGCTGAAGACCGCTGCGCACCGGCTGCGGAAGTGGGTCCCGACCTCCGCGGAGTACCGCAGCACCGTGCAGGCGTCGGCCGCACAGGCACTCGACGTGGAGCAGCGCCGCGAACTGCCCGCGCCGGCGTCGGTCCGCGTCGACACCTCCACTGGTGAGGTCATCGACTCGGAGGTCGTCGCCGACCACCCGTTCGTCTACGACGAGGACGACCCGAGCGGGGCGTGCATGTCCTGCGGGCTGCCGGAGGACGCAGCGGAGCACGCGCCGTGACCGGCTGGCACCACGGCCGCCTCGCCGCGTTCGACACGGAGTCGACCGGCGTCGATGTCCACACCGACCGCATCGTCTCCGCGCACGTCGGGCTCGTCGGTGGCGGCAAGGCCACCGTGTCCCACTCCTGGCTGGTCAACCCCGGCATCCCCATCCCGGAGGCCGCCACCAAGGTCCACGGCATCACCGACGAACGCGCCGCCCACGGCCGGCCCGCACCCGAAGCCATCGACCTGATCGCCGGGGAGGTGTGCCTGGCGCTGGTCCGCGACATCCCTGTCGTCGGCTGGAACGCCGCGTTTGACCTGTCCCTGCTCGACGCCGAGTGCGCCCGGTACGGGCTGCCCACCCTGCAGGACCGGCTCGGCCGCCCGCCGTCGCCGGTCATCTGCGGGCTGGTGCTGGACAAGCACGTCGACCCCTACCGCAAGGGCTCCCGCAAGCTGGTCGACGTCGCCGTGCACTACGGCGTCGAGCTGCTCGCGGCCGACGCCCACGGCGCCGCCGCCGACGCGATGGCCGCGGTGCGCACCGTGTGGCACATCGCGAACCGACACCCCGACGTCGCCGCCATGACCCTGGCCGACCTGCACACCGCGCAGCAGCAGTGGGCGGAGGAGCAGGCCGCGTCGCTGGAGACCTACCTGCGGCGCAGCCTCCCCACCGCCGTCGTCGAACGCGGCTGGCCGCTGCGCCACATCCCCGCGGCGGTGCCTCAGTGACCGCCCCACACCCCCCAGGAGACCCCGTGACCAACCCCATCGAGGACATCAGGGCCCGGCTGGACGGCGGGCGGAAGTGGTGCAAGGGGAAGGGGTGGGACGGCGACAAGATCTGTCTGGTTGAGGCGGTGGCCGCGAAGGGGCACGCGGGGTTGCTCTACCTCCTCGGGGGCGTGATCCAAGAGCGGCACCCTCATCGAGCGCGCGGCAGCATCGTCGCCTTCAACGACCACCCCGACACCACGTACGCCGACATCGACGCCGTCCTCGACGAGATGTCGCAGCGTTGGGAAGAGACCTACGGCGGTGCGGCGTGAAGCCGGGCGGCGAGTCGGCGCTCATCTGGCTAGCCGCTGCCCTGCTGTGCGTCTTTGCCTACAAAGGCACCGACAACGGCTGGCTCATCGTCGCGGCCCTTGCCTTCTTCGTCGGCTTCTTGCTCGACCTTCTCGCCCGGACCCGGCCATGACCCGCCTCTCCGCTGCCCTTGCCCGGGTAGCGCACTGGTGGCTGTCGGGTCCCCCGCTGGCGGTCTGGAGCGAAGGACCGGTGCAGCGGTGAGCGCCCCGAGCGTCCTCGTGCCCATATGGGTGTTGGAGGACGACCCCGACTGGCGGTCCTACCCGTCGCCGGAGTTGCGTCGGCGCTGCCGCTGGACTCTGCCGAACCGCAAGGCGTGCGGCAAGCCCGGAGTAGCCGACCTCAAGCGCGGACGAACCCAGCGTTGGCCGTACTGCGGGGACCACCTGTACGGCCGCGAGTGGCGCGATGGGCTGCTCTGGCACACCCGGTGGCTCCCCGTGTCACAGGCGGCAAACTTGATCCCGGTTGCCCTCCTCGAACTCCGGCTTAGCGACGCGGACCGCTGCCGTGCGTACTCGATCAGGGGTTATGTCTGCACCCTCCCGGAGGGTCACTCCGGGCAGCACGAGGCGTGGGGCGTCGGCAAGCACCGCTGCTATGAGGCATGGACTGACCTCCCTGCCACCGAGGCCACCCCGTGACCCCCCTGCGTCGCACCGTGGCCCTCGCCCTGCTGCCCCTGGCCGCCCTGCTCGCGTGGGCACTCGGGGACGGACTGGCCCGGACCCGACGCAACCGACGCCGACCCGGCCTCTGGCTAGAGGAGGCAGCGTGAACGAGCGAACGAACGCGGGCCCGCTCGGTCGCATCATCGAGGAGGCGGCGATCCACTCCACCGTGAGTCGGTTGACCCGTGACCCGGATCCGGCCCCTCGGCATCCGTACGCGCCTGATCCGCAGTCCGGGGCAGGAAACTGCACCTGCGGCATGGCCGAGGCACACCGTCACCACCCACACGTGTTCACTCCCGCCCGCTCTGACCCCACATCCTGCGTCTGCGCCCTGCCGGAGACAGGGCGCTGTCATGTCTCTGATCCGGGCACTGTCCCCCCGGACGGCACCCCGTGACCGCCGCTCACACCGGCCCGCTGTTCTGGGCGTTCGGGAAGGACTCGGCGGCGCTGCTGATCGTCCGTACGTCCTGGCCGTTCGAGGCCGACGAAAACCGCCAGTCCTGGTCGAAGCGCCTCACCGACCCCTCCGACCGGGCCTTGCTTGACACGGAGTACCGACAGGCACGCGACCGGCTAGACGCCGCGTACGCCGCCCTCACCAGGGACGGTGCGGAATGACCGCCGCTCACACTGCCCGCGGCAAGGAGACCGAACGCATGGCCGCCCGCTGGTTCCGCGCCAACGGCTACCCCGGCTGCGAACGCACCGTCCGCACCGGCTACCGCACTCCCGCCCGGGAACTCGCCGACCACGCCGACCTCGACCTGTGCCCCGGCCTCATCGCCCAGGTGAAGTCCCTGCGCCCCGCCAACCGCGCCGAACGCGCCGTCACCGGGTGGATGCGCGAGACGGAGGTACAGCGCGATGTCTGCGGTGCGGACGTAGGGCTGTTGGTCGTCCGACGGGAGGGCACGGCCGATGTCGGCGAGTGGTGGGCGTGGCTGTGGCTTGACGACGCCGCGGCGCTGCACACGGGGGGGCTTTACACCTCCCTGTACCAGATCCCCGTCCGCCTGCTGCTCTCCGACGCCGTCACCCTCCTCCGCCACGCCGGGTACGGCACGCCCCCGGACGGTGCGGCGTGAGGCCCGACCACGTCGGCGAGCAGTGCCCTGTGTGTGGCACGCGCGCTGCAGACGACATGCACATAGCGCGTTGCAGGTACCGCGACGCGCTACGGGTAGACCTACGGTCGAGGGCCGGCCGGAGCGGCATCCCGGCAGTGTCGGCAGACGACCTGTTCGCCCACCTCGCGAACATCTACGAGGACTCGAGCCTGGCCCACCGGGCAGCCGCGAACGCCATCGACTTGGGCTGGCGACCCGTCGTCGGTAGCAACCCTGACCGGCTCTGGACCGCACCCACCGAGGCCACCCCGTGACCCGCCTCGCCGCCGTCCTGGCCGCCGTCCTGCTGCTGATGCTGGCCGCACCGAAGCCCGCCCGCGCCGACACCCCCACCGGTGTGCACCCGACGCTGGGGCCGGTGGTGTGGGGCAAGGCCGGGGTCCCCACGACGGTGGAGCCGATCTTCGTCGCCTACACCGAGGAGGAGGTCGGGTCGTGGCGGCTGGACAGGGCGATCGACGGCTGGAACGCCAGCCCCGCGGTGAACCTCGTCGGGGTCCTGGAGTGTCACCCGGACTACCACCTGTGCGTCACCGTCCACACCTACCGCGCTGAAGGCATCGAGACCCGCCCCGGATGGGGCGACTCGGCCGGGGTGCCGATCCCGGTGTACGCCGCCGGCTGGTACCTCCCCGGCCGGATCGAGCTGAACACCGCGGCATGGGAGGACAACCCGCGAGCCCGCCAAGCGGTCGCGTGCCACGAGCTCGGGCACGCCCTCGGCCTCGACCACCACCCCGGACAGGGCTGCATGGACACCTACGCCGGGGACCCCACCACACCTCTCTGGCTACTGCCAGCGAAGGAGACAACGCCGTGAGACCGGACCCGAGGCGACCTTCTGCAGGACTCCAACGAGCCAAAGACGCCGAACATTTCCGTGAAACATGGCCTGCCTTCCAGGGGCCTGTGGATCTCAGTTACATCGACACGGAGAACTTCCGAATCGGTTGGCCCAAGCCCACCATCTACCGCGAGCACGAGGTAATCCACCTCATGGCCAACGCCCTCGACGAGGCACTCAAGCAAATCAAGAGCTTGCGTCAGTCGTTGTGGGACGTCTATGAGGCGCTTGGCTTCGACACCGACGGCGACCCGACGCCCGACGCTGTTGTCAACCTCGGTCAGGTGGTTGTCGAGGCGGCCAGGGAGCACCGCCAGGACTCCAATGACGCCCGCACCCCACCCGACCGGGACGACGAGCCGACCCTGCCAGCGAAGGAGACGACGTGAGCGAGACGACCCCAGTCCGCTACCGCAAGAGGCCCGTCGTGATCGAAGCGGTCCGGTTTGATCGGTCGAACGGAGGGCCGCTGGCGAAATGGTGTCGCGGCAGGAATGGCCTTGTGTCCAATCCGAGCGATCCCACCGATGTTTTCGAGTGGATCGACATCCCGACCGTCAAAGGCGTCAGGCGTGCCGTCCTCGGTGACTACGTCACCAAGGACGAGCACGGCGAGTTCTACCCCTGCAAGCCCGACATCTTCGAGGCGACGTACGAGCGGGTGGAGGACCAGTGACCCCGAACGTTGCGCTGCTGCGCCAGACGATGGACCACATCCTCGCCCACCCCGAACTGCACCGGCAGGACAGGTACGCGGTGCCGACCGAGTGCGGAACGGCCCACTGCTTCGCCGGGTTCGCCTGTGTGCTCAGTGGGCTACGGGTGGACGAGGGTGATATCCGGATTCACGGGAGTGGTCTGTACCTGGCGGACGGGCGGTCGATCCCCAACGTCGCCAGAGACCTTCTCGGCGTCGACCGAACCACCGCGTTTGAGCTGTTCGACCCCGACAACACCACCGCCGACCTCAAGCACTACGTCGACCAGATCGCTGAGCACGGCCGCATCGTGGACCCGGTGACCCGGTGAGCGGGCCCCTCTCGCACGAGCAGCGAGCGAAGATCCAAGCCGTCGCCTGCTCGTGGCACGACGGTCCACCTTGCACGAGGTTTGAGGCGAGCAGTTGCTACAGCGCGGTGTCGGCGCTGGACGCCGCTGGGCTGTTGAACGACGACGACACCAGGGCACTGAAGGACGCCTTGGCCTCACTCGTGGGAGGCGTTGCTCTCTACGCCGGTGACGACGGCCGCAAAGCGCTGCAAGCCTGGCTGGAAGTCACACCCAAGGCCGTCCTGCGCGACGTGGTCGGAGCACCCACCCCCGAAGGCGGCGAGTCGTGAGCGCCCTCCCCCCGGTCCCCGAAGAAGCGATCACGGCGCTCATGGCGAAGGTGGGCTGCGACCCGGATGACTTTCCCGGGCGGAAGTGGCTCAAGGGCGAACTCGAAGCCGCGTGGCCCCACATGTACGCGGCGGCCCTGCGGGATGCGGCTGAGCGGCTGGAGCCCATGCCGATCTGCGACCTCCTGCGGCGGTGGGCTGACGAGGCGGTGAGGGGGTCGTGAGCGACCAGATGCCCGACGACTGGAGGCGCGACGCCTTGTGCGCGCAGGTCGACCCCGTGCTGTTCTTCCCCGAGAGCGGAGAGTCCGTCCAACCGGCGAAGAAGGTCTGCGCCCAGTGCCCGGTCACCGCTGAATGCCTGGAGTACTCCCTGGCCCACCACGAGCGGTACGGCGTGTGGGGCGGCACCTCCGCGGACCAGCGCCGCGAGCTGGCCCGACGCACCCGAAGGCAGGCCAGCGCATGACGATCAGCGCCAACGACGTGTGTGCCGCCACGGGGCTTACCTACCGCCCGCTCGACTACTGGATCCGCCGCGGACTGATCCGAGTCCCTGACGCCACTCCAGGGTCCGGCAACTACCGCCAGGTTCCCGCCAGCGAAGTCCTCGTCGTCCGCCGCATCGCCTTGCTGTGCCGCGCCGGTATGGCACTGGACGAGGCCGCCCACATCGCCCGCACCACCGTCGAACACGGCGTACGCGCCGTCGACCTCCCAGGCGGACTGCGCCTGGTCTTCCCGGCCACCTAGACCCCACCGAACCGAGCAGAGGAGCCACCACATGACCGTCAAGATCGCAGGCAAGGCACCCGAAGGGGACGCCAACGGCCTCACCGCCATCGCGTCCGAGCTGATCGACGACCCCAGCCAGATGCACATCATCGTGGCCATCGTCGACTGCTCGAAGACGACCACCGACCACGACAAGGGCCAGGTCATCCCCACGGCCCGGATCCGACGCGCCGAGGTCATCACCGAGGGATCCGACGGCAAACGGCTGCGCGACCTGATGCAGCGGGCGTTCGAGCGCCGCACCGGGAAGACCGTGCTCCCCCTGGAGCTCGAGGACGAGCTGCGCGCCGCGTTCGGTGAGGACGACGGGGGGGCGACGTGACCATCTGCACCAGCTGCGGCGGCCCCGTCAACCCGCACACCGGGGAGTGCCGGTGCTCGAGCTAGGACCCCCCGCAAGCGACGACGCGACACTAACCGGGCCGCCGAGGGATGGTCACCCGGTGACGTCAACCTGCGGCTGCGCCGACCACCTCCAGGCCCTCGCCGCCCAACTGCTGGCCGACGCTGACCGCGCCAAACGGTCCCGCGACCGCCAGGAACGCGCCCGCGCCGAACGCACCCGCAACCGCGCCATGGGCTACGCCACCGCCGCCGGCGAGCTACGCCGCAAGGACCGCGCACCACCAGGCCCAGCGCACCAGCCGGCCACGACCTGACAACCAGGCAGGAGAGCCACACCCCCGGTGCCAGCACCACACGAGCCCACCACCACGGCCCGCCCCACCGCGACGAGCCGGGCGCCAGCAACGCCCGCGAACGGCTGGACCGACATCCCCCTGCCCCCCGAACCACCCGACGAGACCCGCAACGGCCACCGGCCACGCCACCCAGCCGACGAGCAGCCCCACGACAAGGACGCCGAGAAGGCGGTGCTCGGTGCCGCGCTACAGGCCCCCGACCTCATCCCCGAGCTCACCGCGATCCTGGAAGGCCACCACTTCCACCACCCCGCGCACACCGTCATCTGGCACACCATCAGCGACCGGTACGCCGCCGGGGAACCCGTCGACGTCCTCAGCATCGCCCCCCTGATCGAGACCCACCGCACCCTGGCGGGCCTCGGCGGGCGCCTCTACCTGCACGACCTCGCCGCCGACCCCTCCGTCATCCCGGCCAGCGCCACCTGGCACGCCCGCATCGTCGCCGCCCGGGCCGAGGAGCGCCGGGTCCTCGCGCTGGCCACCAAGCTCACCCAGACCGTGCACAGCGGCGCCGGCACTGAGGGCGTCGCGGAGATGCTGGGGCGCCACCTCGCGGAGCGCAATGTTGCCGAGCGGGCGCGGGTCGAGGTCCGCGACATCGACACCTTCCTGCACACCGACGACGACGGGTACGACTGGGTCGTACCCGGCTTGCTCGAGCGGCACGACCGGCTCATGCTCACCGGCCCCGAGGGGGGCGGCAAGAGCACGTTCTGCCGGCAGTTCGCGATCATGACCGCCGCTGGCATCCACCCCTTCAGCGGGGAGGTCATCACCCCGGCCCGGGTGCTCTACCTCGACCTGGAGAACAGCGAGCGCCAGTCCCGCCGCAAGCTGCGCCCGCTGCGCCTGCAGGCCGGCAGCCTGCTCGACCCGGACCGGCTGCGCATCGAGGTCCGCCCCAGCGGCATCGACCTGCTCGACCCGGAGGACTCCACCTGGGTCCTCGCGCTGGTCGACGCCGCCCGCCCGGACATCCTGATCACCGGTCCGATCTACAGAATGGCCTCCGGGGATCCCATCGAGGAGAAGACCGCCAAGCCGGTCAGCCAGACCCTCGACCGGGTCCGGGAACGCGGCTGCGCAGTGGTCATCGAGACCCACACCCCGCACGCCGCCGGCGGGCAGCGCAAGCGGCCCCTGCGGCCCTACGGCGCCAGCCTGTGGCTGCGCTGGCCCGAGTTCGGGATCCACCTCTCCGCCGAAGGTGAGGTCGAGCACTGGCGCGGACCCCGCGACGAACGCGAGTGGCCCACCATGCTCGCCCGCGGCGGCCACTGGCCGTGGACACCGGTCGCCGACGAGGCCGCTCTGCGCTGGCACCACATCAAGTCCGCGCGAGAGAAGGCGGACGTCTACATGAGCGAGCGGGACGTCGTAGAGGCCACCGGGATCGCCAAGACCACCGTCCACCGGGTGCTCGAGAAGTACCGATTCGACTGGCTCCAGCTCAACGGAAAGGACCCTTCGTGACTGCCGGCGAAAACAGCCTGGTCCACCTGGTCCGGGGTGGTCCAAAACCTGCGGACCGGCCCCTGACCTGCGGAAACTCCAAAGTGGTCCAGACGAAACGGACATTGGCTGGTCCACGCATGATCAACATCGCTCTGACCTGCAGTGGTCCGCTGGTCCACCCTGGTCCCCCTACGGGGGAGAGCGCCGTTGGACCGCGCGCTCTCCCTGGGGGTAGGGCCGCGGCAACCGGTCGGGTCCTGGCTCGCACGCGAGGGGGCCGGCGTTGAGAGAGATCCGCTGCTCCCGTTGCGACCAGCCGGTCGGCGACCAGGCCTACCTGTGCTCCCGTTGTGGAGAGCTCCTGGCCAAGGACCTCGGCGACGTGCCGGCGCTGGTCGAGGCGTGCGTGACGACGTACACCCGCCGGGACCAGGTCGAGCGTCCGGGCGGGACGCCGGTGCGGACCGAGCCCGAGGAGCACTGGCCGCTGACGGCGAGGGTCCAGGCGCTGCCGTGGGACGAGCGGGCGTCGGCCGCTGTTCGGGACCTGAGGGCGGTGCTGGTGTCTTGGGCGATGCTGGTGGTCGAGGAGCGCGGGGTCCTGGCGCCCGCGGATCGGCTACCCGTCATCGCGGGCTGGCTGTTGGGGCACGTCGAGTGGCTGCGGCACCACCCGGCCGGCCCGGACGCTTCCCGTGAGATGGGTGACGTGGTGCGGCGGCTGCGGTCGGCCGTGGACGCCCCGCCGGCGCTGTGGTTCGCGGGTCCATGCGACGGCAACGGGCTGGTCTCCGAGGTCGGCGAGGAGGCTTCAGGCCGGGACGCGGGCGGCTGTGGTCGTGACGTGTACGCCGCACCGGACCAGACCCAGGTCGCGTGCCGCTGGTGTGGTCTGACCTACGAGGTCGACAAGCGCCGACAGTGGTTGCTCGACGCTGCGGAGGACCACCTGGCGCACGCCGAGCTGATCGGGCGCGCAGCCGCTGCCCTAGGGGTGGATGTCACGCCGTCCGCGATCCGCGGGTACGCGCACCGGGGCCGCATCGTGGAGCACGCCACCGACCGCGCCGGCCGGCCGCTGTACCGCATCGGTGACGTCCTCGACGTGGCCAGGGACGCGCTCGCTGCCCGGGAACGCAAGCGCTCCGAGGGCCGGGCGAAGGGCGCTCGGCACGCCGACCAGAGGCGCTCTGCTTGACATCTCGGGGCAGTGCGAACGATGATCCTGCAGACGGAGAACGTGTGCCCGTCGCCAGCCCGCCCACCGTGGCGGGCTTCGTTGTTGGACGGCTCCGGTGACGTTCCTCGGGAGGCTGACCATGCCCAGCCTCGACGTCGCCCACATCGACCAGGACCTGCGCCGAGCCCTCAACCTGCGCGGCACCATCCGCAACGACATCGCTGACCGGGCCCGCCGCATCCAGTCCCTGCGCCAACAGGTCCTCGCCCTCATCGACGACGCCGACCACCTCGACCAGACCATCGACGCACTGCTCGACCTGCGAACGCTGGCCCGGACGTGAGACTGCGCCTCACCCTCGACCGGCTGACCCTGCTCGACATCACCTTGCTCGAGCCCGACGATGCGGAGCCGACCGAACCCGACGCGGTGCACGACCTGTCCACCAGCCACGAGGTCGGCTTCAGCGCGGCACCAGGCTGGCGTGAACCCACTGAGGACTCGGATGCCGCGCGCCGGTAAGCCCTGCGCCCGCACCAACTGCCCCAACATCGTCCAACCCGGCACCACCTACTGCCCCACCTGCGCCCGCGCCCGCGACAAGGACCGCGGCACCAGGCAACGGCGCGGCTACGACCGGCGACACGACGCTGAACGCCGACGCTGGGCACCCCGCGTCGCGACCGGCGCGGTGCGGTGCGCACGCTGCGACGAGCCGATCACGGCGACCGAGCCGTGGGACCTCGGGCACACCGACGACCGCACCCGATGGACCGGCCCCGAGCACGCACGGTGCAACCGAGCCGCCGCTGGACGGTCCGCACACGCCCTGAGGGGTGGGGGGTGACCCCCTCCGGCCAGGGGTGCCCGGACCGCCGGGGAGGCGTTTCGCTGTCCAGAGGTCTGAATTGTCCAGGGAGGCTGCCGTGACCGCACGCACCCCGGTGGGTCTCGCGGCCGGCGGCCGGACCCTGTGGAAGGCGATCACCGACACCCACGAGCTCGACTGCGCCCAGGAGGTGCAGCTGCTCGAGGCGTGCCGGGCCAAGGACCGGCTGGACAAGCTGGACGAGCTGTTGCGCGGTGACGTCGACACTTGGGCGCGGCTGACTCACGACCTGCGGACGCAGGACTACGAGCTGCGTGTCGATGACGCGCTGACCAAGGCCAACGCCACGGCGAACCTGCTCAAGCAGCTGCTGGCCGCGCTTCGGTTGCCGGATGAGGCGGGGAAGAAGCCGCAGCGGCGTGGCGCCAGGGGCGCGTACCAGTCGAGGGGTGCCGGGTCGGTGTCCTCGCTGGACCGGGCTCGGCAGGCCAAGACCTCCTCCTGATGCCCTGGTCCGGGCCGTTGTTCGACGGGCACGTGTGTTCGCTTGGCTACGATGTGTTGGACTGGATCCACGCCTACTGTTGCCACGGCCCGGGCGACGTGCAGGGTGAGCCGCTGGACTACGACGACGAGATCCGTGACTTCATCGTCGAGTGCTACCGCCTGGACCCGGCGACGGGTCGGCGGGTGTACCGGGAGGCGATCTTCTCCCGCCCGAAGGGCCGCGCGAAGTCTGAGGTCGCGGGCATGGTCGTGGTGGCGGAGGCGCTGGCCCCGGTGCGGTTCTCGGGCTGGAACGCTGACGGGCAGCCGGTGGGCCGACCGGTGCGGTCCCCTCTGATCAAGTGCCTCGCCACGGAAGAAAGTCAGGCTGGCAACACGTTCGAGAACGCGGCGTTCGTGGCCGGCGAGTGGGGCCCGGACGCGCACCCGGATGTGTTCGGCGGCATCGGCGGGGTGCGCCGCTACCAGTCGGCGAGCGCGGTGTACCTGCCTGACGGTGGGGAGATCCGGGCCTGCACGGCGGGGTCGGCGTCCAAGGACGGCGGCAAGGAGACGTTCGTTGTCCCGGACGAGTCGCACCTGTACGTGCTGCGCGAGCTCAAGGGCATGTACGCGACGGTGATGCGCAACTTGGGCAAACGCAAGCTCGCGGACCCGTGGGCGCTGCAGACCACGACGGCCTACCGGCCGGGTGAGCAGTCGATCGCCGAGGAGAAGCTGACCGCGTGGCGTAAGGGTCTGCTGGACCCCTCGGTGCTGGTCGACCACCGTGAGGCCAAGGGCCGGGTCGACATCGAGGACCGGGCGCACACCCTCGCGCAGTTGCGGGTGCTGTACGGCCCGGCGATGGACCCGGTGTCGGGCTGGATGGAGCCGGAGCGGGTCTACCAGGACATGCTGGACCTGACGGTCTGTCCGGACGAGGCCACCGCTGCGCGCTACTACCTGAATCGGGCGATCGCCGGGCACGACGCGTGGATCCCGAAGGACGTCGTCGAGCGGCAGGTGCTGGCTTCGGTGGTGGCTGCTGGTGAGCCGATCGCGCTGGGCTTCGACGGGTCTCTGAACGAGGACACGACGGTGTTGCGTGGTTGCCGCATGTCGGACGGGTTCCTGTTCCGGATCGGTGCCTGGCCCAAGCCTGACGGGGCGGGCGGTGTCGGCTGGGAGGTCCCTCGGGCTGACGTGCTGGCCACGGTGCGTGAGGCGTTCGGCCGCTATGACGTGGTGCGGGGCTACTTCGACCCGCACGAGTGGCGTTCGGACATCGACGCGCTGGCCGGGGAGTTCGGTTCCGACCGGGTGGTGGCCTGGGAGACCCACCGGGCTGTGCAGATGGCTGCGGCGTTGGACCGGCTGCACGCCGGGCTGAAGACCGGGGACATCTGGCACGACGGGGACCTACTGGCGGTCGAGCACTACGCCAACGCGTACGTGCGGATGAGGGCCTCCCACCGGCTGGTGCGCAAGGAGTACCCCGGGTCCCCGCGCAAGATCGACACGGTGGTCGGTGACGCGCTCGCGACGCAGGCCAGGGCCGATGCACTGGCGGATGGGTGGGGGCAGCGGAAGACGTCCGGAGTCTCGCACGTGATGTACGGCTTCAACTGACCTTGGAGGGGCCGCGCGTGGACGAGCAGACCGCACGCGACTACCTCGCCCGAGGGTTGTGGGAGATCGGCAACAAGGACGCCGACTGGGTTCGCCGCGAGGACTACTACCGCGGCAAGCAGGATCTGCCGTTCGCCCCGGAAGGGGTGAATGCCGAGTACCTGGCGTTGCGCCATATGTCGATTGCGAACTGGCTGGCGCTGGCGATGGACACCCCGATCCAGCGGCTGCGCGCTGACGGGTTCCGCACCGGGCGCAAAGCTGACGCCGACGAGAACGCCTGGAACGAGGTGTGGCAGCCCAACAACCTCGACGCCCGCCAGCGGATCGTCTACACCCAGATGATGGTGCACGGCCGTGGCCTGATGTCGGTGTGGCCCAACGCTGCCAACCCCCGTTCGCCAGTGATTCGCCCGGAGAACGTTCGCCGCGTCCATGTGCAGATGGACCCGGAGGACCCCTTCACGGCGGCTTGGGCGGTCAAGACGTTCACCATCACGACCGGCCCGCCGTCACCGCTGTGGGTCCCCTCCACCGCCCCGTCACGTCAGACCGATGTGGCGGTGGTGTACGACCAGACCTCTTGGGTTCGGTTCGAGAAGTCTGGTGCACCAGGCACTCCAGGAGCGACGGCATTGCCGTCCACTGGGGGGCCGTGGCAGATGACCGACGGTAGGGGCCACCCGCTTGGCGCGGTCCCGTTCGTCCCGTTCGACAACAAGCTCGACGCCGACGGTGGCTACCAGGCCGGGATCGAGCCGTTGATCCCGGCACAGGACGCGATCAACACCATCCGCTTCAACACGTTGCTCGCGATGCAGTTCTCGGCCTTCCGCCAGCGGGTGTTCGTCGGCTACGACCCAGTGGTCCGCGACGAAGCTGGCAAGGTCGTGTGGCAGAAGAACGCCGACGGCACCATCAGGACCGACAGCAACGGGCAGCCGATCCCGCTACTGAACTCGCCGGGCCGGGTCGGGGTGGACCGGGCGCTGGTGTTCCCGGGGGCCGACACCAGGGTGTTCGACCTGCCCGAGTCGAATCTGGACAACTACATCAAGGTGCTCGGTGAGTTCCTGACGGAGTTCTTCGCGATTGGGCAGATCCCGCCGCAGTACCTGCTGTCCCGGATGGCGAACCTGTCCGGCGACGCCCTCGCCGGCGCAGAGTCGACGCTGGCGTCGCTGGTGTCGGACCTGCAGCGGTGGACCGGGGAGTCGCTCGAGCAGGTGATGCGGCTCGCGAACCGGGCTCGCGGTGAATCCGCTGGTGACGTCGCCTCCGAGGTCATCTGGGGCGACGCCGAGGCCCGGTCCTTCGCACAGACCGTCGATGCCATCACCAAGCTGGTGTCGGTCACGTTCCCGCACGAGGCGGCGTTCGAGATGATCCCCGGCGCCACGCCGGGGAAGGTGAAGCGGTGGATGGGCATGCGGGACACCGAGCTCGCGGACCCGACGCTGGAGCGGATCGCCCGCGACCTTTCCGGTGGGGCCGGTGCTCCCGCAGTCGGCGGCTGAGCACTACCGGCACCAGCAGCGCCTCGCGGTCCTCGCCGTCGCTTCGGCCCGCCGCGCGTGGTCCCGGATGGGTGTGGACTTCGACCGGTCCTGGACGACGGTCGCACCGAAGTTGGTCGTGCTCAGCTCGTCGGCGCAGCTCGCGTCGGCCCGAGCGGGCGCGGCGTCGGTGTCGGCCATCCTCGCGGAGACCGGGCAGCCGGACGAGCCGGCCGGTGAGGTGCAACCTCGAGCCTTTGTCGGGGTCGCGGCCGACGGTCGGACTCTGGATGGCCTGCTGTACGGCGCGGTGACGGAGGCGAAGACCGCGGTCGGGGGCGGGGCGACGCCGCCGCAGGCGCTTGCGGTGGCCGGCCGGTGGCTGGACATGGCGGTCCAGGCGATGGTGGCCGACGCTGGACGCGCCGCCGCCGGCGTGGCTGTGGCGGCCCGCCCGCACATGGGCTGGGTGCGCATGGTGAACGCGCCCTGCTGTTCGCGCTGCGCGATCCTCGCGGGGAAGCACTTCAAGTGGAACCAGGGGTTCCAGCGGCACCCGCACTGCGACTGCACCCACATACCGTCCCTTGAGGACCGGGCCGGCGACTTCCGCACCGATCCTCAGGCACTGGCACGGTCTGGGCAGATCACCGACCTGCGGGAAGCCGAGAAAAAGGCCATCGAGGACGGCGCGGACCTCTCGCAGCTGGTGAACGCCCGCCGGGGGAAAGCCGGCCTGCGGGGCATGACCACGACGCAGGGCGCGACCCGCCGCGGCCTCGCCGGCAAGCGCCTCGGGGCAAGCCGTGGACAGCGCGCCGTACGGCTCACCCCGGAGGGCATCTACGCCCAAGCCGGCGATCAGGCGGAAGCCATCGAGCTGCTGTACCAACACGGCTACCTCATCTGACCACCCCGCGAGGGGGAAGCGTCACGTCCGCGCTCAAGGACGGTGCACGGCCGACGGGTTCACGGAGACAACCATGCCGCGAGAGTTCGACATCGACACCCTGCTCGCCATCCACCGCGCCATCTTCGGCGGCGCCCGGATGGAGGACCCGCCTGCGCCCGCGGTACCCCCGGCGGCGCCTGCGGAGCCGCCGAAGCCCGCGGAGTACACGCCACCGGGGTCGCAGGCCGACCTGGACCGGATGATCAGCGAGCGGGTCGCCCGTGAACGCGCGAAATACGGCGACTACAACGACCTGAAGGCCAAGGCCGCCCGCCTCGACCAGATCGAGCAGGCGAACGCGTCCGAGACGGAGAAGGCTGTCAAGGCGGCTCGCGAAGAGGGCAGGGCCGAAGTCCTGAAGACCGCGAACGAGCGGCTCGTCAACGCCGAGGTGCGTGCCCTGGCGGCCGCCGCGAAGTTCCGTGACCCGACCGATGCCATCGCGCAGCTCGCCGCGCGTCTGGGTGAGGTCAAGGTCGGCGACAGCGGCGAGGTCGATGGGACCGCGGTAAAGGCGCTCCTCGACGAGCTGGCGACGGCGAAGCCGTACCTGCTCAGCGACGGGACAACGCCCCCGCCCACTCCCGGTCAGGCCGGCATCGGCGTCATCGGCGGAACACCTCAGCCGACGGACCCCCGTGCCGCGGACATGGCACAGATCGAACGAGACGTAGCTGCCGGCGTTCGCCGGCGCTAACACACTCCCGCCCGGCCACCCCTGGCTGGCGGGTTGAGACGGCGAAAGGACCCGTCCCATGCTCACCATCCTTATGGTGGCCGCGCTCATCGCGGCCGTGGCGATCACCGCCAACCTGCTCACTCGGCTGGCTCCCTTCGCGGGGTCGCTGCGAGCCCGACTGTCCGCCGTCCTCGCAACGGCCGACCTGGGCGCCGTGACCCTCGCGGACAGCCAGGTCGTCTCCCCCGACCCGCGACTGCCCGGGGTACTGCGTGTCCTGGAGACCTCCACCACGGTGCTCGACCGGCTCCCGTTCGAGTCGATCGCCGGCGGCGCGTTCACCTACAACCAGGACGCAACGCTGCCCGCTGCCGCGTTCCGGGCCGTCAACGCCGGCTACACCGAGTCGACCGGCACGTACACCACCGCGACCGAGTCACTGGTCATCCTCGGTGGCGAGTACGTGGTGGACCGGTTCCTCGAGCAGACCCGCAGCAACGGGGCGATCGCGTCGCTGATCGCGGACCAGCGGGACCTGAAGGTCCGCAGCATCAACGCGAAGTTTTCCGACGCGTTCATCAACGGTGACACCGCGGTCGACGCCAACTCGTTCAACGGGCTGAAGAAGCGGCTCACCGGCGCGCAGGTGCTGTCGTCGGGCACGAACGGTGCCGCGATAAACACCGACCAGGCGACCCGATTCGCGTTCTTCGACCGGCTCAACACCCTCCTCGCGCTCGTGCCCGGCGTGGACGCGCTGTACATGAACGCCTCCGTGCTGGCCACCATCCGGTCCGCCATGGTCCGCGAAACGATGATCAACACTCGGCTGGAGGACCTCGGGGCGCGCCGCGAGGTGCTCACCTGGAACGGCGTCCCGATGCTCGACATCGGCAACAAGGCCGACCAGACCCCGATCATCCCCCAGACCGAGACGCAGGGCTCGTCGTCCGTCGCGTCCTCGATCTACGCGGTCAACTTCACCCAGAGCCTCGGCGAGCCCGGCGTCGTCGGCATCACCAACGGCGGCCTGCAGGTCGACCCGCCGGTGCAGCTGGAGACCAAGCCGTCCTGGATGGGCCGCGTCGAGTTCTACTGCGGCGTCGCTCTGCTCGGTGCCAAGCCGGCCGCGCGCCTGACCGGTGTCCTCGCCTCCTAAGCCCTGAAGGGGAAACGCACATGGCTCCTGCCACCGCCACCACGCCTCGTGTCTCGCACGAGGAGTTCTGCCTGCCGCGCCCCGAGCTCAGCGAGGTGCGCATGGAGTCCTACCCGGCCGTCGGTCTGGACAACAGGGGCCAGGAGCGGACGCTCATCGTCACCCGCTGCATCGAGTGCGGTGCGGCCACGTACCGGCCCAAGGACTAGGGAGAACCGAGATGGCCAAGGACGACAAGAACGCGAAGCACACCGAGGGTGGTGTCACCACCCGGGACGACGCTCTGGACTCCGGTGTCCCGATGCTGGCCGGCGACCCGGGCGAGCCGGTCGGCCCGGAGGACGCGCTGGGTGCGGGTCCGAAGCGGGGCGACTACTCCGAGGTGGTCGGCAACAAGCAGCACTACTCGTCTGTGCCGAACCCCAACCGGGACCCGGCCGACCCGAGCTCGCCGGCGTACGTGCTGGTGCACCAGAACCCGCTGGTCGCCGACGTCGGGGACGAGAAGGGCGTCAAGGGCGGCTCGCACTCTCTGTCCGAGGTCGTCGACAAGAAGTAGCCCAGTCCCCCGGTCCCGCTGTTGGCCGGCACGATCGTCTGGCGGGACCGGGGGTTCAAGCAAGGCGGGGACCGGGAAGCGACCTAAGCGCCGCCCGGCCCCCTAACAACCCGTGTAAGGGGTTGCTATGTCCGACGTTAACCGCCTTCGTCCCGACGCTCTTGGCTGGGTCTAGGCCATGGGCTGGTGGACGAACGCCGGCAAGGCCGACCTCCTCGCCGGCGGGATCGCTGGGCGCGAGTTCCGTGCGCTGCTGGTTACCACCGCACCTGCGTCGGCGGCGGTGGCAGCTGACCTCAACACGGTCTCGCAGGTGACGGCCAACGAGATCGCGGGTCAGCGCCAGACGTTGTCCGGGATGACGGTCATCGAGGACGACACCAACGACCGGGCGGCGCTGGACGCCAACGACCCGGCGCAGTACACCGGCATGAACGGCCCGGTGATCGTCGGGCTGTGGGTGTACCGGCGGATCACCAACGGGGCGGACGCCGACGCGACGGACAAGCTGTGGGCGTTCCTGGCCCTGACCCCGAACATCACGACCAACAGCGGGCCGGTGAACATCACGTTCAGTGCGACCGGCATAGCCACGATCACCTGACATGGCGCTGCCCAACGACAGTCATGTGTCCGGCGGCACCACGTTCGCCACCAGCCTCGTCGGCGGCAAGGAGTACCCGGTCGGCATGCTCGCCGACCAGGACGGCCACATCCAGGGGTCGTTGCCGGCGTGGGGCTTCGTCGTTCCGCCGGTCGCGGTGGGCGCGGCCAAGGTCTACTTCGACCTGTTCAACGCCCAGGCGGCGACGGTGCTGCGGTTGCGGAAGCTGTTCGCGATCGTCGCGACGGACGTGGCGGTCGCACCGACCGTGGGTGTCCGGCTCGACGTGATGCGCACCTCCGCGGTCGGCACCGCCGGCACCGCGTTCGCCGGCCCGACCTCGGCGTCGAAGACGGCGGCGGCATTCTGGCCCTTCGCCCGCGGCAACTCGCTGCCAATCGGGGTCACTGGTCGGGCCGTCCCAACGGGTGGGGCCACCGACCAGGCGTGGCTGTTCCCGTCCTACATCTTCACCGAGGAGACCGCGCCGGGCGCGCACCTGGCGCAGATGTTCAACCTGCTGCCCGACATGCCGATGGACCAGGCGATCGAGCTGGACAACGGAGCCGGCTTGAAGGTCGTGCAGGGCAGCGTCGCCTCGGTCGGGACCATCGGCTTCTTCGGCACCTTCACCATCGAGTCGTAGCCGTGTGGCTGATCCCGGTCCTGGACGACCCGGGGCCCGCCGAGCAGTCCGGCACGCTGGACGTGGCAACCGTCGTGACGTCGGTGCTGGACGCCAGCGGCACCGCCGGAGCAGTCAGCCGGGCACTGGACGTCGCTGGGCTGTCCGCTGCCGGGCTGGATGCGTCTGCTGCAGCTGGTCCCGTCAGCGCGGCAGTCGATGTCGCCGGCGTGACGCTGGGGGCGCTGGACGGGACGCTGACCCCCGGGGCGGTCAGCGGCGGTCTGGACGTAGCGGCCTCGACTGCTGCGGTGCAGGACGCCACCGGCAGCACCGTGCAGGCGCAGTCGGGCGTGCTGGACACCGCGACGTCGTTCGCCATCGTGGTGGATCCCACAGCCTCCCCTGGTGCGGTGACCGGTGCCCTGGACACGGCCGGCGTCACCGTGGCCGTGATCGACCTCGGCGGCACACCGGGAGCGGCTGCCGGTGTTCTGGCAACCGCGACCCTGGCCAGCGGCGGGCTTGACGTCACTGGCGCGGCCGGGGCCGTGTCCGGTCAACTGGACGCCGCTGGTGCTACCGCGGACACCCTCGCCGCGGCCGGTTCGACCGCCGAGGAGCAGTGGGCCGTCCTGGACACCGCGACCGCGTCGACTGGGGGCATCGACGCCGTCCTGAACTTGGTGCCCGTCGAGACCCTGGCGGACATCGCTGCGCTGACGGTGCAGGCGCTAGGTGCCATGGCTTCGATCAGTGAGGGAGCTCCCGTGGTGACGCCGCGTCCATACCAGGGTGTCGTCGCTCACGCTCGCGTCCTGCATCCTCGACCGGCCGCCGGCGCGACCGTTCCGCCCGACGACGGGACTACTCCGAGACCATGAGGAGCGGTCGATGCCTCTAGCCACACCCGCAGAGCTCGCGACCTACCTGCAGCAGGACGTTGACACTGCTTCGGCGACCCTCGCGTTGTCCCTGGTGGAGACAGAGGTGCTGGCCGCCGCGGATGTCGCCGCCGGTGATGTCCCGGCGTGGGTCAAGGGCATCGTGCTGGCCGCTGCTGCTCGCCTCTACGACAACCCCACGGGCATCCAGTCCGAGACGATCGACGACTACACGCGGCGATACGTAGACGCCGCACAGACGGGTCTGCTGACGGCGGCCGAGATAGAGCGTCTCGCCCGGATCAGTGCCCCCAGCCTCGGCTCGGCGTTTGTCGTCGGGCTGGGCGGCTGATATGAGCGCCAGCTGCTTGACCGTGGCCGGCCGCCGGGCCGCCGCCGCTCTGATGGTCGACGCTTGCACCATCTCCCGGCCTGACGCCGAGGGCGCGCTGAACGAGACCACTGGGCAGCGGACACCGTCGGCGGGCGCGCAGGTCTACGCCGGTTCCTGCCGGGTCAAGGTGCAGGCCACCGCGGACCGGGTGGTGGAGGCGGCGGAGCGTCCGGTGTCGCTGCGCACCTACGACGTCTCCGTGCCGATCACCGTCACCGACGTGCACGTCGACGACGTGCTGCGGATCACCGCCAGTGTCCTGGACCAGGCGCTGGTCGGACTTCGGCTGCGGGTCGTGGACGTTGCGAAAGGAACGCATCTGACGGCCCGGCGACTGGTCTGCGAGGAGCAGTCATGAGCGACGGGTTCGAGGAGCTCGACAAGCTCGCCGCGACCCTGGAGGGGTCCGGCGCGAAGGCTTCAGTGGAGGCCCGCAGGATCGTGCAGAAGGGGTCGCTGAACATCAAGAACGAGGCCCGCCAGTTCGCCAGCGGCATCGCTCACGCCCCCCAGTACCCCGACTCGATCACCTACGAGACCCACGACCGGCTGTGGGGCGCGGAGGGGATCATCGGCCCCGACAAGGGCCGCCCACAGGGAGCGCTGGGCAACATCCTCGAGTACGGCACCAGCAAGAACGCGCCCCTCACCCACCTCGCCCCCGCCTTGGATCGCGAGGAGCCGGGCTTCGTGAAGGCGCTCGAGGACGCCGCCGAGAAGGCGGTCGACCTGTGATCCGCGCCCACGTCGACGCTGTCCTCGGACTACTCAAAGCGGTGCCGAACCTCACCGTCTACGACGCCATGGTTCCCGACAGCCCGCAGGCGCCCTACGTGGTCGTCTACCCCGACCAGGGCGCCGCGCAGCCGACGTCGTTCACACTGGCGTCGGACCAGCGGCTGTTCCGGGTGCAGACCACCAGCGTCGGTAGCGACCCGCAGCAGGCCCGGTGGGTCGCCGAGAAGACCCAAGGTGCGCTCCTGGACGCAACTCCCGCTGTGGCGGGACGCACCACGTGGCCGATCCGGCACGAGCTGACTCGTCCGATCGAACGTGACGACGACGTCAGCCCGCCCATGTTCTACGCCGTGGACCTGTGGCGCGTGCTGACCGTGCCCGCCTGACTCACCCCCGCCGCCCAACCGGGCACCCGCCTGATTCCCACCACCCGCCCTGGAGGCGACCTGTCATGTCCGAGACCGCACGCGAGGGCTTCGTCGTCCTCTACAACCCCGCGACGGGCGACCCCTGGGAGTGCCCCGAGGACGCCGTCGACATCTGGGCCGACAAGGGGTGGCGCAAGACCGCGCCCACCAAGAACGCTGCCGAGAAGGCGAAGGAGCTGACCGCGAATGGCTGACATCGTCGTCGATGGCCAGACGAAGGTGTCCTTCGTCCCCACCATCGCCTCTGCGACCCTCGTGCCGACGTCGGCTGAACTCACGGCCGGCACGTCGCTGGAGACCAACCTCATCGCCGCCGGCCTCGAGGGCTTCGACCCGTCGAACGCCGAGATCGACAACACGTCACTGGCGTCCACGTTCGACACCAAGCTGCCGGGTCGCACCGGCTTCAGCGGGACCGGCCTGGTGCTGAAGAAGCAGACCGGCACCGACACCGTGCACACCACCCTGAAGACGCCGAACACGTCCGGCTACATCGTCATCCGTGACGGCACGCCGGCCTCGACCGCGTTCGCGGCAGCGCAGAAGGTCGCCGTGTACCCGGTGATGACGGGGCAGTGGGCGTTCCTGGGCCGGGGCGAGGCGAACTCGGTGCTGCGGTACCGCGTGCCGCTGTCCATCACGGCCGCGCCGAACCTCGACGCGACGGTGACCTGACCGCCGTCCTGAAGCGCGGACCGGCCCTGCTCCTGGCGGTCAGGGCCGGTCCGCCACCTCCGTCACCCTCAACCGCCAGAACATCCCTACCGCCAGGAGACCCGATGATCGACCTCGACAGCGCGCTCGCCGATGCAAAGCGCCCGGAACGGACCGTGTCAATCTGCCTGCGCGGTGACCTCGTCGCGCAAATCGAAGACCTCGAGCGGCAGCTCCACGACGCCATGCACGACAAGCCGGCGAACGACAGTCTCGCCGGCAATCAGACGGCCCGCGAGCTAGCACAGCAGATCGAGGCGGTCCGCGACCAGATGCGCGACGCCACGGTCGTGCTGCGGCTACGAGGACTGTCCAATCCGGAGTGGCACAAGCTTGTCGCCGCGCATGAGCCGCGCGATCGCAACGTCGGCGACAAGACGTTCGGCTACAACGTGGAGACCTTCTTCCCCGCGCTGATAAAGGCGTGCCTGGAGGATCGGGTCAGCGACGAGCAGTGGACTCGGTTGCAGGACACCCTCTCCGCCGGCCAGTTCGACCAGCTCGCCACTGCGGCGCTGGCGGTGTCCCGCCGGCAGGTCGACATCCCAAAATCGCTCGCCGCCTCCGAGACGCTCCGGAGCTCCGGCGAGACGTCGAACTAGCCCGCACTCTTGGTGTCTCTCGCCGTCGACTCGACGGCTGGGAGCCGCGCCAGGTAACCACGTATGAGTACGACCGGGCGGGTCGGCTGGCTCGGGCCGTCACCGAGGTCGAGCCCGAGTGGAGTGACCTGGACCGGGCCGAGATGCAAGCCCTGGCGCTCATCGAAGCCGAGGAGTGCTCCGGCTGCGGTGGATGGTTGCCGGAAACCACCGCGCCAGAGGCGACCGGAGAGTACGTCGCCAGAGGGACGCGGTGTCACCGCTGCACCAGCATCGACGAAGCGATCGACCGGGTGCACCGCGACAAGGAACCACACCCGCGCGCCCTGCTGTGGGCCGCGGAGCGGCGCTACGTGAGCAACGTGCCTAGGCCATAGGCACCAGCGATAAGAGCGCCCACGTACGCGAGCTCGAAGCCCGTCACGACTGCGATCGCAACACATAGCAGGGCCAAAAGGACAGCGAGCGCCACTTTCACCAGTTGGGTGATCGAGGTGTCGCGCCCGCCAAGACGAATGATCGTTCGGTCCCAGTCGTGCCGCCCCTGCTGGCTCATGCCGTTCAGGATGCACCCGCCTTGCTCTCTTTGCCTACGGAATCGGGAGATGCCGTGACCGAACGGACTGTCTCCGTCCGGCTGAAGGCCGAGGTCGCCGGCTACATCGCCCCGATGAAGGAGGCGGGAGCGGCGACGCGAGGTCTCGCCGCAGATGTCGCCAAAGCATCCGCGGCGCAGAAGAGGGCCATGCAGGATGTCGGACGCGCGACCACCGTCGGCGGGCTGGCCATCGTGGGCGGCCTGGGCCTCGCGACGAAGGCCGCCATGTCCTGGGAGACAGCGTGGACAGGGGTCACTAAGACCGTCGACGGCTCCACCAAGCAGATGGCGGCGCTCGAAGAGGGGCTCCGCGGCCTGGCGACGACCCTGCCTGCCACGCACGAGGAGATCGCGGGGGTCGCGGAGGCCGCCGGTCAGTTGGGCGTAGCACGCAGCAGCATCGTCTCCTTCACCAAGACCATGATCGACCTGGGCGAGACGACAAACCTCACGGCCGACGAGGCCGCCACGTCCATCGCCCAGATGGCCAACGTGATGGGCACCGCCCCTGACGAGATCAGCCGTCTCGGCTCCACCCTGGTCGCGCTCGGCAACGACGGTGCGTCCACGGAGCGACAGATCATCCAGATGGCGCAGCGCATCTCCGGGGCAGCTGCTGTCGTGGGGCTGTCCGAGGGCGAGGTTCTCGCCTTCGCCAACACGGTCGCCTCCATGGGCATCGAGGTCGAGTCGGGCGGTACCTCGGTCTCCCGAGTGATCACGGACATGAGCAGGGCCGCTCAGAATGGCGGCAAGGAGCTCGACGTCTTCGCCAAGACGGCCGGCATGTCCGCGGAGCAGTTCGCGACCGCGTTCCAGGAAGCGCCCGCGGAGGCGTTCGCCTCGTTCATCGAGGGCTTGGCCGGCGTCAAGGAAGCCGGCGGGAACGTCTTCGCGGTGCTCGACGACCTCGGGCTGTCCGATGTTCGGGTCTCACAGGCCATCCTCGGCATGGCGTCCTCTGGTGACCTGCTCAGGGACTCCCTCGACCTTCAGGCCACCGCGTGGCGCGACAACACGGCCCTCGTCGAAGAGGCGACCAAGCGGTACGCCACCGCGGAATCCCGCATCCAGGTCGCACGGAATCAGATCAACGACGCCGCCATAGACATCGGTGGCACCCTGCTGCCGGCCGTCGCCGAAGGCGCGGAGTCTGTCGCCGGCCTGGCCTCAGCCTTCGCAGACCTCCCGGACCCGGTCAAGGAATCCGCCACCGCGTTCACCGCGATGGGTGGCGCTGCCGCGCTTGGCGTGGGTGGCTTGATGCTGATGCTTCCCCGAATCGCCGACACCCGCCAGGCGCTGAAGGATCTCGACAAGGCTGGCCTGTCGGCGTCCTCTCGTCTGCGCGGGCTCGGTGCCGCGGCAGGCGTCGCGGCCATCGGTGTGCCCATCGCGACCGGCGCGTTCGAGTCCCTGCACGAGGTGCTCGCCACCAAGCTCGGAAACGATGCGCCCAAGGTGACGGCGCTCACCGAGTCCCTGGTCGACTTCGCGCAACAGGGGCGAGTCACGGGCGAGCTGGCTGCGACGTTCGGCAGTGACATGTCCGGCTTCGATGCGGCGCTCGGCGGGCTGACGGGTGCCTCCGGAAAGATCTCCGGTTTCGTCAACGGCCTGGACTCCATCGTCCTGCCTCTGAAGGCGCTGCCCGACCTGAACGAGTCCGCGACGAACAGCTTCACCTCACTGGACCAGTCACTTGCCGCACTCGCGACGAGCGGGAACGGTGACGTCGCCGCGCAGCTCTTCGAGAAGTACTCCGCGCGGGCCGAAGCCGCCGGCGTCAGCGTGGACGACCTGAAGGCGCAGCTCCCCGAGTACAGCACCGCACTGGCCGCTGCGTCGACCGAACAGAAGCTCGCCGGTGACACCGCAGCCACTGCAGCCGGCGCACTGAGCGGGCTCGGCGACGAGGCTGCTCTGACGGAGGAGGACGTCGACGCCCTCAAGAGGGCGTACTCCGGCCTGAACGAGCTACTTAGCGACGACTCTGCGGAGATCAACTACCAGCAGGCGCTCGACGATCTGTCGGAGTCGTTCGAGGGGCTGAACCGCAAGCAGCGCGAGAGCGCTAAGGCCTTGAACACCCACACACAGTCGGGCCGCGACGCGAAGAACGCATTGATCGGGCTGATCACCTCAGCGAACGATCACGCGCAAGCGGTGCTCGACGAGTCCGGCAGCGTGGACAAGGCCAACGGAGTCCTCGGTCGCCACCGCAACGAGATCGCCGCGACCGCCAAGCGTTTGGGTCTGAACCGCGAGCAGGTAGCCAGGCTCATGAAGGCCCTGCAGGACTTCGATGGAACTCACGCTCGGTCCTCCGTGGATGTGACCGGCGCGGCCTCCGCGATTCTCTCGCTCCAGACCCTCTCTGCCATGGTGCGCCAGCTCGACGGGAAGACGTTCCGGATCACCGGCACCTATTCGGCCGGCGCGGCGCTCAACCAGTACCTTGCCCAGAAGAAGGCCATCGGCGGTCACGTCGTTGGTCCAGGTGGCCCCACGTCTGACTCCATCCCGGCCTATCTGTCCAACGGCGAGTACGTGATGAAGACGGCCGCCGTGGACAAGTACGGCGTAAAGTTCTTCGACGAACTGAATGCCATGCGGCTCGCTGCAGGTGGGCACGCGATCCCCGGCGCCAGTCATAGCTCTCTGTACCTCGCCGCCGGCGGGGCGCCGCGCGTGTCGGCGGCCGCCCGGCACGCCGCGTCCCTGGACGCCGAGGCCCGGTCGCTGGCCGCCCGCCTCGCCGACCAGTTGGGCGCGGAGCTCGCCAGCGGGATCACCGACGCCCTCGCCGGCTACCTGCGCGACGGTGTCGTCGACGCCCTGACCGGGTCCGCCGCGGACGTCACCGGCGCCGGGGAGCGTCACGCGGGGGTGCTCGACGACGCGGTCGCCAAGCGCACCGCCAACCGCGACGACCTGCTCGGGCGGCTGCAGGACGGCAACGAGCGCATCACCGACCTGGTGGAGCGCCGCGCCGAGCAGGTCAAGAAGATCGGGGAGATCCAGCGGGAGGGCCGCGCCAAGCTCGCGGAGCTCGAGGACGACCTCGGTGACGTCAAGGCCGGCAAGGGCAAGGGTGGCGCCGCGGCCGCGGCGAAGAAGCGCTCGGACATCCGCCGCGACATCGCCAAGACCAAGGCCGAGACCGCGAAGGACATCCGGGCCGCCCGCGCGGACCTCGCGGAGATCACCGGCGACCTGACCGACGCCCGCACCGCCGCGGCCAAGGTGCGCGACGCGATCGACGTGCTGGACCGGATGCCCGATGCGGTGCGCGACGCCTCCGCGATGAGCACCTTGAAGGCCAGCCTCGCGGAGCAGGCCACGGTCCTGGAGGGGCTCGCGGCCCAGCGGAGCGACCTCGCGGAGCAGATCAAGGACGCCACCACCGACCTGGCCGACGCGGTGCGGCTGCGCGACGACTTCGCCCGGTCGGTGTCCTCCTCCCTGCTGACGTTCGGCTCCCTGACCAGCGCCCAGGGTGGTGTGGTCAACCAGGCGCAGGTGAGCGCGCTGACCGCGCGCCTGGACCAGGCGAAGGCCGCCGAGGCGGACGCGGAGCGCCGGTTCCAGCTCATCGAGGCGTCCTCCCTGGTAGTCACCGGGGACCTGGTCGACGCGCAGAACAAGCTGGCCGCCGCCAAGCGAGCCACCGCGGCCGCGAGCGACGACCTGACTGAGGCCCAGAAGGGGGAGGCGCTGTCCTCGGCGCTGATCGTGCGCACCCGGCGCGAGCGCCTCGCCGCCGCTCAGGACTTCCTGGCCAACGTGAAGACCCTGCGCGCGATGGGCCTGAACCCCGCGGACCTGCAGGACATCGTAAGCAAGGGCGCGGAAGGTGGCGGGGCCTACGCCGCGTCCCTAGTCGCCGGCGGCGCGAACGACATCGCCGCACTCAACGACTTGCAGGTTTACCTGTCCCAGACCGCCGGCGAGCTGGGGGCGACGACCAGCGGCTGGTTCTACCAGGCCGGCGTCGACTCCAAGCAGGCCCTGCTCAACGGCCTGACCGCCCAGGACTCCACCCTGGCGGCGGCCGCGCAGACGTTCGCGGCCGCGCTGATCCACGAGATGCAGACCGCGCTGGAGATCCGCTCCCCGTCGCACCGGGTGTACCGGGAGGTCGCGCAGTACGTCCCGGCGGCGTTCGGTCAGGCCTTCCGCGACGCTGCGCCGGCCCTGAGCGCCCAGCTGCAGGCGCTGGTCGCGATGCCCACCGTGCCCCGTTACGCCCCGATGCGGGCGTCCGCGTACAGCGGCGGCGGCGCGCAAGCACAGGGGGCCGGCGGGATGCCCTCGACGCTGGTCGTGGTCGACGCCGACGGGGCGCTGATCGGGCGGATGCGAGTGGAGGCCGACCGGGCGGTGGACGGCCAGCACCAGCTGGTCGCCGACTCCCTGGTGTACGGCCGGACGGAGGTCTAGGTGTCCAGCCTGACCGCCACCCCCGAGCCCGCCAACGTTCCACCACGGGTGCTGCTGAACCTCAACGTCGCCGACCTGGGGCCAGTGCCGACCACCGCGACGATCCAGCGCCGCGACCCCGACGGGCGGACCCGGCTGGTGCGCGCCGCCGACCCGGCCACCCTGACCGCTGGGGTGTGGCAGGGTTACGACTACGAGGCCCCCTTCGGTGCGGCCGTCACCTACGAAGCCACCGCCGGCGCTGCCGTGGTCGTCTCCGGCGCAGTCACCCTGGACGTGCAGACGGTGTGGCTGGTGCACCCCGGAGTCCCGGAGATCTCGGTCCAGCTGCTGTCGGACAACGTGCGCGCCCTCTCGTTCGCGACCCGCGCGCGCCCCACCTCCCGCTCGGTGTTCACCCCGCTGGGACGCACCTACCCGCTCGTGGTGACCAGCGGTGCCCGGCAGGCCCCGCAGACCGAGCTCGTGGTGCGCAGCCTGACCCTCGAGCAGCTCGACGCGCTCGTTCAGATCCTCGCCGACGAGTCCGTGTTGCTGCTGAACGTGCCGCCGTCGCTGCGCTGGGGCATCGACCACGAGTACATCTCCGTGGGCGACCTCACCGAGAACCGGCTCGGCCTGTGGGGCAGCCACGAAGCCCGCGACGTGGTCCTGCCGTACCTGGTGGTCGACCGCCCCGCCGGCGGCCTGCAGGCCCAGTTCACCTACGCCGACGTGCTGGCCAACCACGCCAGCTACTCCGAGGTGTACAGCCGGTACGCGTCCTACTCCGCGTTGCTCGCCGGCAGCGCGAACCCCTGATGTACCCGGTCACCGCTACGTTCCAGCAGGCGCTGCGAGCCAGCCACACCGCGCTGGTCAAGCTCGACGCGTGGCGCAGCGGCGTCCTGGTGGCCGGGGACCTGCCGATCGTGGACGGCGCGGTCACCGTGGACGCCCGGTCCAAAGTGCGGCGCGTCCTGTCCGTCAGCCTCACCGCCGAGGCGGGCCTGTGGGACACGCTGGCCCCCGTCGGCACCGAGCTGCGACCCAAGCGCGGCATCCGCTACCCCAACGGCAGCATCGAATGGGTCCCGCTGGGCGTCTTCGACGTCGACGTGCAGGCCATGGCCTACGGGCCCGGTGGGCGCCTGGACCTCACCGCGCCGGACCGGTGGGCGCAGGTGCAGCGCGCCAAGTTCGAGGTCCCCGTCAACTCGGTCGGTGGGGCGCTGGTGACCACCGAGATGGCGCGCCTGATCACCGAGGCGGTGCCTGGTGTCTCGGTAACCGTGACCGCGACATCGACGGCGGTGCTGCGCCAGGTGGTGTGGGAACGCGACCGCGACGCTGCGGTCGAGGACATGGGTCGGGCGATCGGCGCGGAGGCGTTCTTCGGCAACGACGGCAACGTCGTCATCCGGGACGTGCCGCAGCTGGCGTCCGGCGCGGCCGCGTGGATGGTTGACGCGTCGGAGTCCGGGGTGATGTTGGATGCCAAGCGGGAACGCAACCGGCAGCGCACCTACAACGTCGTGGTCGTCTCGACCTCCGTGGTGGACGGGCGCACTCCGTTCGCGCCGGTCACCGTGCAGGACACCGACCCCAACTCCCCGACCCGGGTCAGCGGCCCGTTCGGGCGGGTGCCGCACTTCTACACCTCCCCGCTGCTCACCACCACCGCGCAGGCACAGGCAGCCGGCGTCGGCCTGCTCGCGAAGGTGACCGGGCTGGCCGCGCAGCTCACCCTGGACGTCACCGTCAACCCGGCTCTGGATTCCGGGGACAGCATCGACGTGCTGCTCCCGCGCGAGCAGATCGACATGGCGCGCCCCGTCGAGCGGCACGTCGTGGACTCGGTGACCATCCCGCTGACCGTGGCCGGCACTCAGGCGATCACCACCCGGTCGACCAGGCCCACCGACACCCTGGAGGAGTAGATGGGCTCCGGGTCCGCGCGCCTCGCCGACCAGCTCGCCGTGACCCCAGGCGGTGACCTGCGGATCGAGACCGGCGTCATCGCGTCAGTCGCGGCGGGGGCCGCGGTCGACGGCAACGCGCTGGTCACCGTCACCTGGCGCGGCACCAACGTCGCGTGCCCCTACCTCGCCGGCTACGCCCCCACCGTCGGGCACAACGTGCTGCTGCTGGTGCAGCCACCGCAGCTCGTGATCCTCGGTCGCCTCATCGGCACCCCGAGCTAACAGCCAGGGAGACGCCTTGCCCACCACCGCCCTGTTCGCGCTGCCCTACCCCGCGCTGGCCGACGCGCCCAACGTGCCGGCATCAATCCAGGCCCTCGCGGACCGGCTCGCGGTGGTGCTGAACTCCCAGAGCGGCTACCGCAACAAGGTCTTCAACGGGGACTTTCGGGTCAACCAGCGGGCGTACGCCTCCGCGGCCTCCCTGGCGTTGAACGCCTATGGCTTCGACCGGTGGAAGGCCACCACCGCCAGCACCACCCTGACGTTCACCGCTGCACCCAACGGCCAGCTCGTCACGATCAACTCCGGCGGCAGCATCGCCCAGGTCATCGAGCGCGCCAACATGCCGGCCGGCACCTACGTCCTGTCCTGGACCGGGACCGCGACCGGTCGGGTCTACAAGTCCGGCGCCGCGGCCCCGGCCTACGCTGCGTCACCGGTCACGGTGACCCTGGACGGCCTGGCGGACGTCGTCGTGGAGTTCACGGCCGCCGGTGGCACGCGCACCGTCGGGGAGATCCAGCTCGAGCTGGGGTCCTCACCGACCGACTTCGAGCAGCGCCCTATCGGTGCCGAGACGGCGCTGTGCCAGCGGTACTTCCTGCGTCTGGGCCAGACCGGCACCGGTTTCCGGCGCCTTGGTGTCGGCTGGGACACCTCCACCACCGTCGCGCAGATCGACGTCGTGTTCCCCGTGGAGATGCGAGCCGACCCAACGTTCGCGATGCCCACCGCCGCGGCGAACGTTGCCGTCTACACCTCCACCGGCACCTTCACGTCGCTGTCCGCGCTGGCGCTGAACTCCGGCAGTCAAGGACCGCGAGGCGTCGCCCTGCTGGCCACCACCTCCGCCGTGCTCACCGTCGGCGCGGGCACCCAGATGGTGTGCAACAACGCCGCCGTGTCCCTCGACTTCTCCGCCGAGCTGTAGAGGGAGGCACTGTGACGACCACCACCCGTCGCCGCTTCCTCGCCCGCGTCGGGGCCGGGGCAGTCGGCCTGTTCGCGGCGGTGGCGGCGGCCCCTCGCGCCGCCGCGGTGGCGTTCTACGACACGGTGCGCTCTCAGTTCGTCAACGGCAACCTCGGTGTCGGCGCCTCGCCGTACGAGGACGACCGGTTCAAGCTCGGCCTGTTCAACGCATTGAACATGGTCGTGCAGGTCATGAAGACCGGCGGGGACTCCAACGACCTGAACCTCGACGGCGCGGTCAACGTCAAGCATGCCAAGGACTACACGCAGACCCCTGGCTACGCGCACACCTACCAGGTGTACGCCGAGGCCGGGATGAACGGGGTGATCCTCGGCAACAACGACTACGTCGGGCTGGACCCCACCAAGCCCTACGCGCCCACCCCGGCCGCGGTGCCCGACGGGTTCATCCGCTTCGAGCTCGGCCCGCTGTGGCCGTACTCGGAGAAGATGCGGCTGAACAACGCCGGAGACCTGATCGTGGGCTGGGAGCTGGTGCGCAAGCACGTCGCGTCCCAGGCCGGAACCACGGTCACCGCCACGACTGGGCTGTTCGACGCCTCCGACGTGGGCCGGTTCTTCGCCTGGGGCGACTACGAGTGGCGGGGCCGGGACGCCCACGCCGACCGCATCCTCGAGGTCATCGACGCCACCCGGGTCCGGGTGGAGACTCCGCGCAGCGTCCCCGCGCAGGCGGGCCGGGTGTGCACCGCTCGGGCCATGGTGCGCCGCGGAGCGCTGCACCTGGCGGACACCCCGGAGCCCGACGTTGCTCCCGGGACCGTCGCCGTGTGGGTCTCCGGTGGGCAGCTGCGGGCGAAGACCGACGACGGCACCGTCACCGCCCTCGCCGGCCGCGCTCCCACACCCACACCCACCCACACCGACGCCGGGCCCGTGATGAGCCGATGACCCCTCGCCTCTACCAGGGGATCGTCGTCCTGGTCACCGCGGTGTGGGTCGCGAACCTCGTCGCCGGTGTGCTGCCAATCGGCTACGACCCCGACCCCGCGATCAACGGCATCTTCGGCGTCATCGTCGGCGGGGCGATGGTGCTGCACCGCAACGGCCACAAGCCGAACCAGGACAAGCAGGACTCCACGGGGGACTCGGAAGGCCGGCGGTCGCCGTGAGGATCTTCATCTACATCGTGCTCTCGGTCGCCTGGTTCGGCCTCGGGGTCGCCGTCGGGCAGTGGCTGTGCCGCATGAGCAACGACGTCCACCAGATCAAGGAGAAGCTCGTGGGTGAGCCCGACGACGGTGCAAGCGAGGCCGAGGCCGAGGAGAAGCGGGCCCGAGCGGACCTGCTCGGGCGCATCCTCGGGCTGGTCGTGGTGCTCGCCGCCGTCGCGTCGGTGCTGGTCAGCCTGGACGCTTCCCGCGAGACCACCGCCGCGACCCGCCGGCTGGCCGCGATCACCGCCTGCCAGCGGGACTACAACCAGCGGTTCACGGTGGCCCTGCAGGCCCGCCAGGCGATCACGGACGAGGACCGGGCCGCGCTGGACGAGCTCGTCGTCTCGGTGTTCTCCGCCACCACCCGGGACGCGAGCCGGGACGCGCTGGCGCACTACATCGACCGCCGCCGCCAAGCCGACGCGGCACGGCGGGCGCACCCGCTGCCGGCCCCGGCGGACGGCAACTGCGGGACCGAGAAGGCACGCCGGTGAGCCTGTACGAGTACCGCTGCCGGGTCCTGCGGGTCATCGACGCCGACACCCTGCACGTGCAGGTCAGCCTCGGCCTGGACGCCTACCAGAACCTCACGCTGCGCCTGCACGGCCTCGACGCGCCCGAGCGTGGGACCGAGGCGGGCACCGCGGCCACCGACTACGTCATCGCGTGGATCACCGCGCACGCCGACACCGACGGCTCGCTGCCGCTGGCGACGGTGAAGGACCGCCGCGAGAAGTACGGCCGCTACCTCGGGGTCATCGGCACCCTGAACGCGGACCTGCTGGCCGCCGGCCACGCCCGCCCGTACGGAGGTGGTGCGCGGTGAGCGCGAAGGGAGGAGTGGTCGTGCCCACTTTCACATTCGCCATCGACCTGAACATGCTCCGCGGCGACGTGGTGGCCACACATCTCGAGATGCTTCTGGCACCGGTAGCGAGGATCCGGGACCCCGAGCCGGGCGACAGGGTCATCGCCGTTGACGAGGATGACGCCAGGCATGAGGCCGTCGTTGAGTCGCTCGACGGGGACTGGCTCATCCTCCGCCTAAACCCCAGCGGCGGCACTAGGCTCAATCCACCGTTCCCCGGCTCCTTGACGTGGGCCTCAGGTGAGCGTCCTCCCCGCCTGTGCGGTGGTGCCAGGTGAAGGACCAGACCTACCCTCGCGCGGACACCAAGGCGCAGTGGTTCGAGGACAACTACCCCGGCGCGGTGATGGACGCCAACTGCGGGGTCATCCACACCACGGAGACCATCGGCTGGCCGGGGTACGAGGGCGGCGCGACCGCCCCGAACCTGACCGGCCGCCCGGTCATGGCAGAGAAGCGCATCGCGTGGCGGCAGCACTTCCCGATCGACCGCTCCAGCCGGGCCCTGCGCAACACCGCCGGCGGGGTCCAGACCAACACTCTGAACGTCGCGCAGGTGGAGCTCGTCGGGTCCTGCGACCCCAAGCACAAGGACACGTGGAAGGTCGGCAGCCGCACCCTGCGCGCCGGCGTGGACTACGTGTACTGGCCCGACGCACCGGACTGGGCGCTGCGCGACCTCGGTCACCTGCTGGCCTGGTGCCAGAGCGAGCACGGCATCCCCGCGACGTCCCCGATCCGGGGCCGCTGGACCCCCTATCCCGAGTCCTACGGCCCGGGCGGGCAGCGGCTCAGCAACGACGCGTGGCGGGGACTGTCCGGTTGGGTCGGTCACCAGCACGTGCCCGAGAACCTGCACGGCGACCCCGGCGCGCTGAACTTCCCCCGCGCCGTCATGTGGGCCACCGAGTACCTCAAGCCCACCGCGAAGAAGCCCGCCGCCAAGAAGGCCAGCGCCGTCGTCCAGATCCCCGCCGCCACCCTCACCGCCCTCGCCGATGGAGGCGACATGTTCCAGCCGATGTTCGTGCGCGTGAAGGGCAAGTCCGCGGTCTACGTGGTCACCCTCGCCGGCGCCCGCCACGTCAAGAACCAGACCGAGAAGCGCTTCCTCGAGCAGGGCGGGGTCACCCGCACCGTCGAGGTCACCGCCACCGAGCTCGCCCAGCTGCTGGAGAAGGAGTGAACATGCAGCGCTTCCTCACCAAGATCCCGCGCTACTGGAAGGCCGTCGTCGGCGCGATCACGCCCGGAGTCGTCGCCCTCGGCACCGCGGTCGTCGACTCCTCCGACGGGGGCAGCACCGTCACCCGCACCGAGTGGGTCGGCATCGTCCTGGCGATGCTGCTCACCGGCGGCGCCGTCGCCGCGAAGCGCAACCTGCAGCCCGCCGGCGAGCCCTACGATCCGACGGTCAGCGAGGCCGAGGTCACGCCGCCGCCACCCGACCCCGACGGGCTGCGGTGACCAAGCCGCCGCCGACCTCCGTTGAGCTGGCGTTGCTTGCACTGACGGCCGCCCATAGCAAGCAGACGGGCAAACCGGCGCACCGAGCGGACCTCCAGGTCTACCTCCACGTCGCTCTGGAAGAGTCTCCTGATGCCGCGTTCGTGGCGGCGGCGCTGCGCGGCGGCGTTCACCACAACGTCGCGCTTGGCCTGGCCGAGCTCGGCGGCGGGGGCCACATGAGAGTCGTAGACGGTGGCTACGTTCTCACCGACGCGGGCCAGTTGACCCTGGCGACTGCGGAAGCCGATGAGGACCTCCTCCGTACCACTGGGAGAGCAGTGTCAAAGACGCTGGAAGGGTGCTCCACCGGGTAGACTCGAATCACGCTGGAAGGGTGCTCAACGAACCGCCCCGCTCCTGGCCTAACGGCTGGGGGCGGGGCGGTTTCGTGCGTGTCGGTCCTTGCTTTTCGCTCCACTAGACACTGCCCTGGGAAGATGACACGCATCAGCCAAGCTCGACTGGACCGGTTTCGGGAGGCGTACCTGACGGTGCGCCGCGAGTGCTTCGCCGCTGAGGCGGCGCACGCCAACTTCAGTGGACGCAACCTCGCAGAGTGGGACCGCCTCTGGACCGAGGCGAAGGAGAAGCGTGCCGCCCTTCGGCGGGTCCTCTTCAAGGGTCCCTAGTCCGTCGCTGGCACTTCCCTACGCCCGGTCGGAGCGCGTCGGGTTTGTGCGTCCTGGGCCCACTCCTCCCGGTAGTCGGGGTGGTCGGAGTACATCGACGCGAGGGCGCGGAGAGTCACGCTCTCGGCACCAACCTCTCGCAGGACGCTGGCGACCGCAGCCCTCGCCATGGCTTCGTCCTCGGCGAGCCGGGTCGCGACGAAGTCGGCCAGCGTCACCCTGGTGGTCATCGCTTCACGTACCTCTCCAGCGCCTTGCGGATCACGTCGCTCAACGTCTCACCCCGCGCCGCCGCCTTCGCCTGCGCCGCGGCCCACAGGTCGTCGGGGACACGCAGCGACCGCAGCGGTGTCTTCGGCTGGTTCGGCACGGCACCGAGTCTGGCAGGTGTCATGACAGGCCCGCCGTGAGGGCGCGCTGCTCGTTGTCCTTGAACGCCTCGTACATGGTGGTCTCGCCGTTGACGTGCAGGTAGGGCAACATCACCTGGTCCAGCGTCGCCATCTGCGCCTCGATGATCGCCAACTGCGCGGCGAGCCAGTCCTTGAGGACGCGCCAGGCCACACGCGCCGCCTGCTCCTCGGAACTGCCCTTCCTGCCCGAGCCGAGCTGCTTGACCAGCACGCGGTGCACCGCTGCGGTGTCGACCGGCAGGGTGAAGCCGCGCTGCCCGTGCGGCGTGGGAAGGGTGAACGACAGGCCGACGATCTGTCCGCCGTCGTACCGCATCACGACGGCATCCGCACCGTGCTTGACGAGCATCGCCTGGATCTCGGTCACGGTGCGGCCGACCGGCACGCTAGTCGTGTAGTTGAGAGTCGGCACGTCACACTCCTCTGCGGCGGATCAGCACGATCCAGCCCTCACCGTCGATCGTCACCGCCCGAGCCACCTGCCCAGGGTCGGCATAGTCCAGCGGGTCCGGCGTCGTCGCTTCCGCCTCACCGGCCAACAGGGCTTCCCATGCCGCAAGCGGTGTCATGACACCTATCCTGCCCGGTGTAATGACACCTGTCAATACACCTCGTCCACCCGCCGTAGCTCGTCGGCCCACACCGCCCGGCTGTACTGCTCCCCCACCCCCACGTAGTACATGATCGAACACCGCCACCGCCCGTCCGCCGCGCGCCACTGGCCGAGCAGCTCCGCCCGGTACCAGGCGCCGTCGTCGTGGCGGGTCAGGACGTACTTGGCGGGGGCCACCTGACCACTCTGCCCTGTCGCCGGCGAAGGCGCGTCCAGGGCGCTTCTCGGACCACTTTGGCTACACCTTTGGCAACACTGCGACCTGGCACCGGAGCCAGGGAGTGGTATCGTCGCAGTTCAGAAGGGGTGGGGCGGCTGGGACTCGAACCCAGGACCCAGGGATTATGAGTCCCTTGCTCTAACCGGCTGAGCTACCGCCCCCCAAAGGACATTCATACATTCCAGCAGATCGTGGATCTCGAACGGCCACGCGCGGCAACTCTAGGAGCCTAGCGGTGACCCCAGTCCGCACCCAGTCCGCATGAACGGCGAGCGCGACCTCCCTTGGCGGCCGTGAGCTGGCGGGCCTTGCCAACCGTCCGCCAAGACCGCTTGCACTCGACGAGGGCCTCCTCGACTGACTGCCCACGACGAACCTCGTCGACTAATCTCTATGACCTTGGCATCTGGCTGAGTTGGAGTCGGGGCACCGTCGTTGCCCTGCCTTCTCCGTCGGCAGCGCTAGGTAGGTAGCCTTCAGAGCGGGGTCGGTCGGGCGCAGGCGCTTCGAAGCAACCACACCGCGACAGACAGTTCATGGCCTAGAGGGCAATGAGGCCTAGGACGACTCCGGCAACGCTGAGAAGCAGTGAGACAGCTGCGCCGACGTAGCCGAAAGTGCGGCGACCCCTCGCGGTGCTTCCAGACTTGACAACCTCGAGGCCCGGGAAGAGAACACCGAACAACGGCGTGAGAAGCAGTCCGCCTGACATCGCGCCGAGGAACAGGGAAAGAATCGCTGCCGTAACGAGGTCCTCGGAGTTCGCCCTACCGGTGGCTATGAGGACGCCTGCGATCCCCAGGGCGATAGCAACTCCCACAAGAACAGCGAACAGCGGCGAGCGCATGACCGCCCACCGAGGCACCGCCTTCTGCAGCTCCGCCGCGAGCACGTCGTAGGCGCCGCCGACCCACTGCCGATCGCTTCCAGTCACCTTCACCCGAACGGATCGGAAGTTGTTGTCTGAGTCGCGGCGCATGGTCAACGAGATTTCAGGAAACCCGCCATCCGACTCGTTGCCCATCGTGATCTTCTCGATGTCGCGCAGGTCCATCTCCGCCAGGATCGCGGTCATGGAGCCGGTCCGAGTGAGCCGTCCGTTGTTGGCAGTGACGTTGCTGCGGAGACGGAGGTTCTTGATTAATGCATTCGCCGCGCCGGGGTGCTGATCGGACGCGACGAGCTTGGCGAGGTGCTGATCGTACTCCGCCTTGAGCGCCTTCTCGATCTCGACCTCGAGTGCAGCAAGCCGCTCCGGCGGACCGACCCATGCTCGGAACGAGGCCTCACGAGTGAGCCGAACAGCGTGCCCTGAGCCGCCGAACGGAAACTCAGGATAATTATCCTCTGGGTATTCGCGCTCTTTCTCCCCCCTCACCATCTGCGGAGGCTATCGCCGAACTCGGCCCGGCAGAAGTCGGCGCCGGGCTAAACGAACCGGCCTGCGCGTGGTGGCTTCGGTGCAAGGTCGCCGGCACTTTTGGACCTGACCCCCTTAGATTCGGGCCGCGGCCGCGAGGGGACCAGCAATGTCCGGACTTTGCGTCGGCAATCTCCCGTAGTCGAGGAGCTTGCCGGACGGCCGCGCGCACGCGTAACGCCGCCCTTGGCTTCGGTCAGTTCTTGCGCGTGACGTCCCAAAGGTCGCTATCAAGCGGCGCGGACTCTCCCGCCGGGATGACGCGCAGGCGACTGACGTCATGCCCCTGGCGCAACAGATGGTCACGATAGCGATGGACCAGTTCAGCTTACCGGCGCTCGGACTCGTAAGGCTGAGGGTCCGGGGGTCACGAAGGCCGGAGTCCCTTGCTCTAACCGGGTTGAGCTACCGCCCCTCGCGCCTGCACGTCGGTGACCCCACACGAGGCGGCGCGAGCCTACCGAAGCGCGGAACCCCGAGGAGCGCCGATGCGGGTTCCCGACGCTGGGCCGGGGTGAGGGCTCCCGCGACTGGACTCGAACCAGTAACCGTCCGATTAACAGTCGGATGCTCTGCCAATTGAGCTACGCGGGATCGCCGACGGCGGGAGCCGACCGCAGCCACCAAGGTTATCGCAGGCGCCCGCGTGACAGCGCCAGGTGTCGCCCAGGACACTCCGGGTAGGGGATGCCCGCCCCGGCACGGCGGCGGGCAGACCGCGAGGAGGAGACATGCGCACCAAGGCCACGTTCCTGGCCGGCTTCGCGACCGGCTACGTCCTCGGCGCC